CCGTCCGCGCGGCACGCGCTCGCGCTATTGCCGCTCAAACACACCGTCGAGGGTCAGCTGAATTCCGTTGGCCCAGCTGACCGTCGAGTTGTTGTAGTTGAAGATCTGCAGCCCGCTGGCGCCTGCACCGCCTACGCCCTGCAACAGGTTGCCGCCAACGCCGGCCTCGCGCCCGACCAGCGTGGTCACGCCCGCCAGCGTCATGCCGGGCGGAAGGTTTATCGAAGGATTGCCAGAAGCCGTGCCGACATTCGAGATGGTGACCGCGATGCGCACGAACACCGTCTTGCCGACGACAAGATATGCCGAGCTGGAGGATTGCGTGGTGATCGCGCCAGAGGCCGGCGTTGCCGTCGCCGTATAGGGCGTCCAGGCGCCCGACGGAAAGCCTGACGAGCCGCCAGAAAATCCGCTCATCAGGCGTAGTCCAAGTTGAAAGCAGTGATGTCCGCCGCTGCGAGCGCAGTCGCATCCGCGTCGGCGACAAGCTTGGTGAAGGCGTAGCCAATGCCGCTCGAGAAGATGAAGCCGCCGGCCGGCGCGTCGTAGACGAAGGCCTGCCCGGCCGGGCAGATCATCTTTTTGCGGATCGGCGTGGTGCCTGGCGCTGGCGGATTGGCAGCTGAATCGTAGAGCACCAGGAAGACGTCATAGGCCGCGTTGTTCTTGCCGGAGGCCTGGAACACCCTGCCCGCGCTCGCCTTGACGTTGGTGGCATTCGTGGTGGCCGCGGACGACGGCAGCCGCGCAGTCGCCGTTGGTGCGGCGCCGATCGCCGTCAGCGCCGCGCTGTCCTCGTTGGAGAGCGCGACAGGCCGCGAGGCCGCGGCGCTGGCGCGGCCAGGCGGCAGCGGCTTCTCGATCGCCTGCGTGGCACCGAGCGCATCCAGAACGGAAATCGTCGCCATCAGATGTCCTCGAAGATCGCCAGATATTGCGAGTCCGGCGCGAATGAAAAATCGAGCCGCGTGTTCGACAGGCTCGGCGGTGTGACCGGCGGAGCGCCCTCATCCGTAGCGGGATCATAGGCGTCGATGTCGTCGCCGATGCGGTTGAACTGCCAGACGATGCGCCCCTTCATCAGGTCGACCTCGGCGCTCTGGATCTCGACCACGCAATCCTGCAGCCCGGAGACGAACGGGTATTGCAGCGGCACCCAGCGGCGGCCGAGATAGCGCAGGCCGTAAAGCGTGGTCGTGAACGATCCGCTCATCGACGGATTGAGCCGCTGCATGGCGCGATCCGCCAGGCGCCGCGCCTGCGAATAGCTCTGCACCCATTTCAGCTCGAGCGGCTGCGATCGCACCGCCCCGCTCAATGAGATCGCCTGCTCGTCGCGCCAGGGCGCGGCCTGCACCGTGACGTATTTCTGGACAGGATCGGTGAAGCTGATCTCGAGCTGGTTGACGATCTGCTCATCAGCCTGGCCGTAATTGACTGCGAAGCCGAGGACATGTTTCTCAGTCAGTGGCGGATCGGCCGGCGGGCGGTAGACGCCGACGACGATCGTGAGCGCGCCATCGCCGGTCTCGCCGAGCCAACCATCACAGGTCGAAAGAATGCCGCCGATCACGTCGGAGGGATTGTTGTCGAACTGGAACCAGCCGTTGGACTGATAGCGCGCCTCTTGCGTGCCCTCGGCGGTCGCCACCTGCTCATCGCACAGGTTCGCCTCGGTCAACCAGGCATCGAGATTGGGCGCGATCACCTGGTCGAAGTCGAGGCCCATGCCGCCATCGGCACGGGTCAGATAATCGATCAGCTGCAGCACGGGGTTTTTCGAGACTTGCCAGGTGGATGGATTGGTCCGGCTCTGCATCGGGCTTCGCGGATCCCAGATCGCCGTGCAATCCGCGACCACGGACGGCACCGGAAGATTGCGCGGATAGTGCTTCGTAAACGCCTCGGGATCGCCGAAGCCGGCGCAGGTCATGACAGCATAAGCGATGCCATTGCCTTGGTGAGCGGGCGTCCAGATCGGACTGATCTGCGGGTTCGCGATCAACACGCCGCTCGCCGCCTGCGGCACCGTGCCGAGCTTGATTTCAAAGGTGATGCCCGCGTACTTGCCATCCCCATCCATCGGGAGGACGTTGCCGACGCCGCCATGGGTGATGTCGGCATCGAAGCCGACGAGGTCATCGGTCAGGTAGACCTGGCGCACGGTTTCGACCCGCCCCGAATGGAATGCGATCGCGTCGAAGGAGCCCGGGACCGACGCCATGCCGGCCTCGAACAGCATGTAGTAGCCGGCAAGCCGGTTCGTGCCATAGCCCATGATCCGCGGCGGAATCGCCTGCTTGATCGGCTGCGAGCCGTCCTCCGGCTTCGGCAGGCTGGGCCGCGCGGCCAGCGCATATTGCAGGCCGATCGAGGTACCGATGATCGCGGCCGTGCCGACGACGGTCGAGACCGTCACGGCAGTGCCGGCGATCGTGAAGGCGGTCGCGCCGGCAACGTCGAGCGCGCCAGCCGCAGCCAGGATGATGGTGCCGATCGTTTCAGCCATCGACGTCTCGGACGTTCCCGAATGTCCAGGCCGCGACGAGCGGCAGCTCGGTCTCGCCGGCGATCACCACGCCGAGGTCGGAGGTGATGACGGCGCGCCTGGTGGCACTGACACAGAGCGCGCCGGTCGGGCGGCGCATGATGCGGCCGCCCTTGACGGCATAGGGCGCCAGCACCACCGCGAAATCGCCTGCCGAGGGGCTTATGGCCGCGACCGCGCCAATGCGCGCCAGGCGCGCCGCGCAGGACGCCTGGAAGCCGCCCTCGCGGCGCAGAATGCGCAGGAAGGCCCGCTCCGACGAATAGCTGCCGCGCACATCAGCGATCGGATCGGGCCGTCCGCAGACGACCGCCCAATCGGCCATGAACACGCCGCAGTCGAGGACGCCCGGCTGCCAGCGGCGCCGGGATAACGAGGCGAGATAGTCTGCAAGGGTCATGATCAGGATGAAAATTTCGGCCAGGGCTTGTTGAAGCCGTTGGCATAGACAGGCGTTCGTTCGCAGAAGCGGTCACCGGGAAAGCGCGCCTGCTGGTCCTGGTCGGAGAAATAGGCGAAGCCCGGCCGCTTGCGGCCGGTCAGCAAGGTGCCACAGGAGAGCGAGACGCTGCGCACGATCGAGGCGTCGACGTCCTCGACCAGGTCCTGATTGATCGACAGATAATCCGCCGTGTAGTTCGCGCACCAGTGCACCGGCCCGAGCAGCGACCAGTCCTGCGCCATCACGGCAAAGCCGACCGCGCAGCGCTTGCCCTTGACCTGCTCGGCATCGCCGCCGGAGGCAACCTGCAACACCCGGCCAGTGACACCCGACAGTGTGAAGGTGACACGCTCGGCCGCGCCGTTCGTCAGCTGCTTGAATGGCGGCAGCTCGGTGATCTGCCCGATTCCCTTGTAAACCACGCCATCCGGATCATAGACGTTGACGCCCGGCTTGATGTCGCCGAAGCCGAGCCAGAGCCGGACCACCGGCAGCACCTCGAGCCGCCAGAAGAAGCCCATGCGCTGCGTGCCGGCCTCGAGCGCGGCGAGCTCGGCTGCGCTGAACGCGATCATGCGACCGGCTCCGGAGACTCGACGAACCGCACCGAGGCGGAGTTGAACGTCCATGGCGCGACCGTGAGGTCCATCGCATCCGGCGTCGCGAGCCGCATAGTGCAGCATGGCCGGTCGAACTCAACATCGGTGCCATCGTCGATAGCCTCACGCAGCGGCGGCAGAAAGCGCACCTGCGCGTGCGTGGCATCGGAGTAGACCACCGTCGAGATCTCGTAGAGCCGCCAGCCCATGCGCTTGTGTCGGATCGAGAAGCTTTCGCCGCCGAGCAGTGGCCCGCACTGCGCCAGCGTCAGGTTCAACGCCGTATCGCGAAGATCCGCGGCGGCGGCCGTCGCGTGGATAACCGACTGGTAATAGCCCGTGCCATCCGACAGCAGCGCCCCATCGGAATGCGGCACCGGCGCACTCTCGCCCTGCGCTATCCCTGCAGGCCACGGCCGAAACAGCGCGTCGTTGCGCGGAACCACGATCAGATTGACGCCGCCGTCGCAGATCTGCCGAACCGCACGCCACAGAAGCGTTGCCAGCCGCTGTCGCTGGCGATCCGCGCCCGGCGCCCGCGGCCCCAACTGCACGTCGGACATGGTGCACGACCAGAAGCCGCCGCCGTCGCTGCGCGTCAGCACTGCAACGCTGCTCGCGGTCTCGCCGGATGTCGCCGCGACCCCGAGCAGGTTCCAGGCATGGTTCTTCTCGCGCAGCAGCCGCCGCGGAAATTCAGGAGCCGTCATCAGCCGACCCCCGTCGCCTGCAGGCGCTGCGTCGAGGTGAACACGCTCGACAGCCGGTCAACCTTGCGATTTGCGGTCACGACCGCCGCCTGCAGCCTATCGATCGTCGCCTGGCTGACATCGCCCGACACCATGAAGGTGTTGTTTACCTGCGTTCCGGCCCCTCCGATCTGCCTGACAACGTCGTTCGGGATGACCTGTGATCCCCGCGGCAGGTTCACCAGCTCCTTGCCATTCTCACCCACCCAGGCAAGCCCGCCGGGCGCATTGTCGGTGCCATCGGCGAAACCAGGGATGATGCTCTTGAGGATCGAGCCGAAGATCGATGTTCCGCCAGCCGCCGTCGGATTGAAGAACGAGCCGAACAGATCGTTGATCGCGGCCTTTTCGAGGGTCTTGACCAGGCTCGACAGCACGTCATTCAGGCCCTTGCCTTCGACCACAGCATCCGCGAACGCCGTCGAGAGTGCAGATCCGACCTGCGACGACGCCGTGTTGATCTTCTGCAGCCCATCCTTGGCCTTGTCATAGGCCGCGGTGGCGGCTCCGATCGCCTGCGAGGACGACAGGAATGCGTCGCGATGCTCCTTCGTCAGCGTGATGCCGGACTGCTCCAGCGCCTGCTGCGCCGACATCGAGCCGCGGAGAGACTCGTACTTGTCGATCTGCTCCTGCGTGACCTCGCCGTTGTCGCGCATGATCGCTGTCAATTCCTGGAACTCCGCCCGGAACTGCGCCTGCGCCGCGTTATTCTCGAATACCGCAGCGGTATCGGCCTTCAAGGTCGCCACGCGCTTGGTGATCTGGTCGACGGAGATGTCGAACTGATCGCGGCTGTCGCTCTCGGTCTTGCGCGCGGGAAGAACGCCCGTGCCGGTCTTTGCATCCGCCGCCGCGGGTCCCCCCGCGGGCACCGGTACGCCGCTCGGGAAATCTGCCACGGACTGCGCGCGCGCCAGGCGCGCCACTTCATCGGCCGCCTGCTTGGCCTTGTCGCGCAGCTCCTCGAGGCCGGCGATCAATGCCGGATCCTGCTTGTCCGCGCTCAGAGACTTGTAATGCTCGAGGACGCGATTGACCTGGTCGAGATCCTGCGGCAGGCCCTGCGCATCTTTTGCGAGAATGGCGAGGGAATCCGCATAGACGTCGAATGCGCCCTGTCCCGATCCAGCCTTCACGTTGGCTGCCAGATTGAGGCTGTCGATCAGCTTGCCTGCCTTGTCGATCAGATCATCGAGGTAGGACGCGACGTCCGCCGCGGCCGCCTTGAATTGCAGCGACAGCAGATCCGTGGATTTCTTCCAGGCCTCATCGAAATTCTGCGCCTTGGCGATCGTCGCACGGTCGATGATGACCCCAGCGGCATCCGCGCTCGAGGCGACGTTTTCGAAGGCCTGCGAGCCGCCCTTGAGCGCGTCGACCCAGCCCTGCGACAGGCCCAGCATCTGCGCGGCCTTGGTTTTCTCGGGAATGGAGTCGAACCGGCCGAGCAGATCGGCGGCAATCTTCAGCAGGCCATTGAGGTCCGTGACGGCGCCGTTGCGATCCTTGTACTTGATGTTGTTGGCGTCGAGGATCTTGGTTAGCGAATTCTCGTTCGTCTTGGCATCGGCCAGGAGATCGCTGACGTGCTTCAGATCAGTGTCGGCCGCCGATGACGAGACACCGCCTTGCGTCGCTCCGAACTTGATCTGCTGATAGCGATCGGTCGACACGCCGACATATTCGGCATTCTTACCGATGTCGGCCAGCTCGGCATTGACGCTTTTCAGAGCAGCGAGCAGTACGCCGACCGAGCCGGTCGCACCCGCGAGGATGGTGCCGAGATTCGCCAGACCACCAAAGCCGGGGTTGAGGCTATTGAACGAGCCCTCGATCTTGCCGACAGCATCATCCGCGAGCCCCGCGGCCTGATCCATGTCCGCCGCAAAGCCATCGAGACGTGCGCCGAGATTGACGATCAGATCAGTCACAGCAGCTCCAGCAGCTCATCGAAATCGGCATCGGACATCGGCTCGATCTTCTCCTCTGCCCCATTCGCCTTGTTGAAGCCGTCGACCGCGACCGAGAGCTGCCAGAACGAGCAGCGGTCGACCTGGTCGGGCGGGAAGCCTAGGGCGCCCCCGGCGCCGTAGTGCTTGGCGAAGTCGATCGGCCCGACGTCCGGCGCTTCCGCTTCGTCTTTTTTTTTGCGTTCGCGTCCTCGATCGGCCCGGTGAGCCCGGCGAGCAGGATCAGGTAGGCCGGCTTCATCTGTGACAGCAGCGGGTAACGATCGGTGTCGTCGAAATAGGTCGTCAGCAGCCGATGTGCCGCAACCGGCTCCATGCCGCCGCCGACCAACCCGAGCCTGACGATGTCGCGGACATCGTCAGGCCAGGCGTTGTTGGCCTGCAGCTGCCGGACCAGATCCATGGGACCCACGATCGGCGCACCGATCCTGATGCGCCGCAGATTGACCTTCTCCTGCAGCTCCCGGAACTGCCCGATGGCCATCCGGAAGCGGTGCTCCTCATCGCCCCAGAACAGCGAGATGCCCCCATCCGCGCTCATGTGTACTGCTTGCCCTTGTAGTTCTGGATCTTCACCGCGCCTCCGGGACCGCTGTGAGAGATGAGGACGGTGTGACCAAACGTTCCGCCGAACTGGTAGTTGTCCGAGTTCAAGCCGGCTCGGGTGCGATTGTTCTCGGCAATCGCCTGCTCGACCGTCTCGCGCGCCCAATCGATATCGTGCTGCTGGTAGAAGCGCGCCGACGAGTAGAAGAACGGCCGCGCCTGCTCATTGACGGTGCCGAACTCCTCCGCCAGCGCGTAGTCATAGGCGGCGCCTGCCTTGGTGCGCCGGGTCGTCAAAGGGCCGCCGGCCATGACCAGCACGGACAGCTTGCCCGTGCCATAGGCGTCGAGCTTGGAGACGTCCCTTTTGCGCACGGACGCGCTGAGATGACCCGACACGCTGTGGTCGATTGCGCCGCGCATGTTCTCGATCAGCTCATCGGCCTGGGCCAGCAGGTTCTCGTGAAAGCCCTGCTGCAACCTGGTCGTGAGATTCTGCATGTCACGGCGGAAGTTCTTGGCAACCGGACTTTTCAGGCCCATGGCGATGTCCTCGGCAATCAGCGGCGGCCTTGCGGGCCGCCGCATGTCAATCACTGCAGCGGCGTCGTCTCGCCGTCGCTGTCCAGCGTGATATCCATCGTGGTCCGATTACCGCGCTGGCCGGTGATGTTGAGCTTGGTCAGCTTGTACGCGCCGGTCGCCGTGCGCGTGCCGAGCTTGATCTGGATGTTCCGGCTGTCGCCGGAATTGAACCAGGCCTCCCAGACATCGTAATCCTCATCGGCAACCACGCCGGCGCCGGAGATCGAGGCCGAGAGCGACACGATATCGCGCTCGAGCCAGGATGGCGCATCCGGATCATCGCAATCCGGCACGTTGGTGTCATTGGTGGCAGCCGTGCGATTGTAGCTGCGCGAATTGAGCCCGCACGGCGCCTTGAACGTCTCGGGGACCTGGCCGTCGCCGACCAGCACCAGGAATTTGGAAAACGGAAGGGTCACGGCCTTCGCCATAGCGGCAGCTCCTGTCTGCAGAGATTGCGGGAAGAGGTCTCGATCGCGCCAGACGTCAGGCCGACGCCGCGATGATCTTGATCAGGTAGTTGACCGTACCGCCGGCGCCATTGGCGACCTTGAGGATGTCGCCGGTCGCAGCCGTCACCACCCAGCCGGTCCGGCTCACGAAGACAGCCTTGTCGCCCGGCTTGAGCACGATCGCGTCGGTCGCGTCGTTGAACGGTCCCAGGAAGGCGTTCGCCGCGGCAGCGCCAATCGTCAGATTGGACAGGCTGGCCTCCGGATTCTCGATCTCGATCGCTTTGACCTTGACAGCGTTGATCGTCTGGCCGAACGCGTCGAGCAGAGCGCCAGAGAGATCCAGGTTCTCCGTTGTCGAGGCCGCGAGCGTGCGCTGATCCATGAAGGCGATATCGGCCTTGCCGTAGCCCGTGCCGCTGGCGAGAACAATGTCGGCAGATTGCGGAATCGGGTCGGTGACATCCCGCCCGTCCAGCGTGCGCTTGTTGATAGCGGCGATCGAGGCCTTGATCGTGGTGACGAGCGAGGTCATCGCGAGGATCTCCTGTTTGCGATGGAAGGGAAAGCTTGGCTAGTCCGCGCTGGCGGCGTCTGTCAGGATGTTGAAAGTGAGCACCGAGTGCATGGTCAGGCCGTCCGGATCAGGGAACGACCTCGACTGATCGAGCAGCACCGACTGCACCACGCTGCCGTCGATCGACAGGTCGGCGGCATCGTGAAGCGAGGCGACGATCAGCTTCGCCAGGGCCTTGGTCGCCGCCGAGGACTTGAATCGGTCCCAGACGTTCAGCGTCACATAGGTGCGCGCCGCATCGGTCTCCTCCGCCAGCTCCGGCAGCACCTGGATTTCACCGAAGCTGATGTAGGGGAACGTCGGACTATTCTGGATCCGGTCATAGACCCGATCGCTGACGATCGCCGCAATCTCCCGATCGGCCAGAAGTCGCGCTTTGATAGCTCCCTGCAGCGCCCAGGTCGGATCCGTCAGCATCAGGCCACGCAGCGCAGGTTGAGGCGCACCAGGACGCCATTCATCACCTTCGGATCAACGAAGGTGATGATGCGCGGTTTGCCGCGGATGACCAGATCATCAGTGTCATTGTCGACCGGAATGCGAAGATCCACTTCCTCCGGAGATAACGCCGGAACGCCCAAGCCGTTCGGCCATTGCGCCTGGTTGATCTGCGTCGGCGATATGATGACCGTCAGCTCCGAGAGGGCGATGCCGGCCGGGCTTGCCGAGATGGCCGCGCCATCGACCCGCGCATGGCAGGTCACCATCGCATAGCTATCGCCAGGCGGCTCGCCGGTGCGACGGCGCAACACGACGTCCTCGCCGTTCTCGGCGAGCGCGCGATCGAGCATCGCAATAGCCTCGGCCGGTGTCATTTTCGCTTACTCGACCCGCAGATTGCGCAGCAGGCTCGCGATCGCGTTCTGCGTCACGGTCGCGAATTCCGGATTGTTCTGATAGCGCTTGGAGCCGATTCCTTCGACGCGCTCCTCAAACAGCATCTGATCTCGAGACAGCAGCGCAAGAAGATCCCGCGCGGCCAGGCACACCGCGCTTTTGAGCTGGCGCGGCATGACATTCGTCTCCTCGTCGTACCCACATGTGAAACGGATGCGCACTGACGCATCGTCCACCCGGGCCACAGGCCAAGTCCCTCGGAATGGCGGCGCGATCGCCTGCCGCTCCAATGGCGCGCCAAGACCGAGGACACGATAACCATTGCCTAGCATAAGGGTCTGATCCACGCCGGTCGCGTCGAGATATTTGACCGAAAGGACCTGCAGCAACGGCGGATAAGGCAGCGGAATCGCCATCGGATTGTTGAACGGGCGCACGCCCTGCCGTCGATCGTTGAAGCTGCGCAGCTGCAGCTCCCACGTCTGCTTGCGGAGCGCCCTGTTCAGCGAACCACTCGCGGCGTCCAGATTGTCCACCGCGGCCCAGATCGCGTTCTGCAGCAGCTGGTCCTGGTCGCTCGTCGCAATGCCGAGCGCGGCCTTGCATTCTTGCAGCGAGACCACCTCCTCAACAGGAGGTGCAATCAAAACCGCTCGGCCGCCATCGCTGATGTCGTTGTTGCGAAACATGACAAGAATCCGGATGGCGGCCGAGGTTGCTTACTTGGACTTGGCTTTTGCGTCGATGGCAGCCTTGGCTGCAGCGACCTTGTCTGCCGGAACCTTCTGAGTGTCCGCCTGTTCTTGCGCGGCGATCGCGGCCTCGACCTCATCGGCCGTGCTCTTTGACGTGTAGCCGGAAGGCGGATAGGCGCTGGCCGCATAGCCTGCCGCGACCCACTCGGCCACAGTTGGGCCATCGGTTCGGAGGCCGTCGGTGTCGGCCGCCTTCAATTCGTCATCGGTCGGAATGCGCGCGCCGCCGAGGCCGATCAGCCGCTCGGCTTCGTCATCCTCGAACTCGTGAATATCGCCGGGTTTCAGCTCCGGTCCCTTCGGCAGCACATGGAACGACAGCATGTATATTCTCATGTCCTCAACCTCCTCAAAACTTCGCAAA